TAATTAATAAAGATACAATTGCTGAAAGTGGAGGTAATAGATCCTCTGGCCTTACAATGAATGTAAGAGAAGAAGATATAGATCTTAATGAATATGATCAACTTCTTGGAGCAATTGAAAACCTTTTAAACCAAAAAGAATCACCTGAAAATATTCTTAGGGTCGTAAAAGACACTTTAGGATACGAATAAAATAAAATAAAATGGTTTTGTTAAATCTGGTTTTTGGTGTTCTTTACGGTATCATAGGACAAGTCCTATCATTTATTCAATTACAGGCAGGTATCAAATGGGGATGGACTGAGAAATACGGTTGGGCTCTTATGCTACTTGGACTTCCTATTAGTTGGGCATTCATGAAGAGTGTCCAGAATTTTATTTTAGCTTTTCATGGTAGCATCTACGAAAGTAGAATTTTAGGGTTCATCATAGGGATCATTGTGTTTGCTTTAATGGGATGGTTTTTATTTAGAGAGGGTATATCAATGAAAAATGGAGTGTGTTTAATATTGTGTTTTGCTGTAGTTCTTATACAACTATTTTGGAAGTCGTAGATATTTATTATAGATAGAAATGCTACTCTAACTAGCTATCTATATTAAACTTATTGGTCCATTTAAATTTAGGAAGGTTAGAGCTCCTCTGTTTTTTTGGACCTTTTTTATTTTATGGCGTATGTATATCAACATATTAGACTAGATACTAATGAAGTATTTTACGTGGGTATTAGTAGAGATTCTAATTATAATAGAGCATATTCTTTTAAAAACAGAAACAAATATTGGAATAATATAGTTAAAAAATACGGCTACAAAGTAGAAATAGTATTTAATAATATATTAAAAGAAGAAGCTATAGAAAAAGAAAAAGAGTTAATAAAATTCTATGGAAGAAAAGATTTAAATCAAGGTATGTTAGTCAATATGACAGATGGAGGAGAAGGATCTCAAAATTTATCAGAAGAATCAAAACAAAAAATAGCCTCTCATTTTATAGGTAAAAAAATACCTGATCACCACACTAAAAATCCTGATGTAAAAAGAATACTATCTGAAAAAATAAAAGGAAGTAAAAATCCAGCATGCAGACCTGAAGTTGCTAAAAAAATAAGTGAATCAAAAAAAGGTAAAAAAAATTCTAAAAATTCTGAATTTGCTAAACAAAGAATAGGAGAAAAAAATTCATTTTATGGTAAAACTCACACAGAAGAACATAAAAAGAAAATGCGCCAATTAAAAACTGGAGTTCCATTAAGTGAAAGCCATAAAGAAAATCTTAAATTGGCTATGCTAAATAAATTACCATATGACTATAAAGATAAACAACAAACATGTCCGTATTGTGGTCTTATTGGCGGCGGTGGCAATATGAAAAGGTATCATTTTGATAATTGTAAATCACTAAAGATTTAGATTATAATAATAAAAAGAATTGTTTTAATTTTAAGTTATGAAAACTTTAGCAATTGGAGACCTTCACGGGAGGTCAGACTGGAAATTAGCTATTCATCAAGATAAACCTGATAGGGTTATTTTTATGGGCGATTATTTCGATTCTTTTAATATAAGTGGAGTAGAACAAATCAATAACTTCAAAGAAATTATAAGATACAAAGAATCTAATCCCCAAGTCGAAGTTGTAATGCTAATAGGAAATCACTGTCATCATTATTTTCCCGAAGTAGGATACACAGGTACATCAGGCTTTCAAACTGGTATTGCGCCTTCTATTATGCAAATAGTAGATGAGAATAGACATCATTTACAAATGGCTTATGGTTTTGGTGAGTATCTATTTACTCATGCCGGTGTAAGTCCTGTATTTATGGATCAAGTGTTTGGTGAAAATGATTGGAGTAAAGAAAATGTTGTAGTTGATCTAAATGAATTGTTTAAATATAAACCTAGAGCATTTGACTTTAATGGCTTTGATGCTCATGGAGACAATACAACACAAACACCAATTTGGATTAGGCCTAGATCATTAATGTCTGCAAATAAGAAACATAGTAAAGGATTAAAGAATGATTATATTCAAATTGTAGGACATACTCAAATGCGTAAATTAGATTTAGAAGATAGTAATAAATTTACAGGAGGTAAATATTATTTCATAGATACCATGGATACAACAGGACAATATCTTATAATTGAAGATAATAAGTTAAGTGTTAATTCTGTAAAATGATTATTAATTATGACAGTAAAAGAAAGAGCTCAATTCTTAATAGATAGATATGATGATAAATCAATTAAAATAATAAGTGATCTATTGAAAGAAGTTGAAGAACAAGATTTAAAGTATTGGAATGAAGTACTTAAAACATGTCAAGAAATTATAACAAATAAAAAACAAGTTAATGCCTAACGTAGTTGATCTAGTAGATCGTATAGAAGAAATGTTTGAAGATATGCCTGATAAAAGAAAGAAGAAGGAATATCAAGAATGGAAAGTAACTATCAATAAGTTAATAGAAGAAGTGAATAAAATGTCAAAGATAAAAATGTATTTAATTATAAAATAAAAAGTTATGGCATACAGTCGTTTCGGATCCAGTCGTTGGTACACTTATTGGTATGAAGATTATAGACCAGAAATAAAGTTTCCAACTAAAAAAGAAAAGAGGAAACAAATGTTTATGATCCATGATTTTCCTACGTATATAATTACATACGGTGAACTACAAGACTTTGGTATAAATAAAATATTGGATGACATAAAAGTATTCTATTGGACTGACACAGAAGAATTCAAAGCAAAGAAACCTTCTGAGACTGAGATGTATGAATTAATGAAGTACATTATGCAATGGGAAAAAGATGTTAATGAATATTTTAAATTATTCAATTTTATAAAGTATGAATGGTATAATCCATTAAGAATTAAAATAAAAAATTATGGAAAAAAATTATAAAGAATTTAATTCTGGACACTATCTAGAATTAGCAGATAGGCTAAGCGTCATTATGGGTAATATAGATGAATATTGTTATGATCATCCGGCTTGTAATGATGATATTAAAAAACTTATAGATGAAGCAATGAAGAATCTTTGGGATGCATATCAAATAACAGGAGTAAATATATGTGAGTACTCCGGATTAAGAGGATTAGAAGGATACGAGTAAGCGCGGCCGCGGGTTGGGCACTTTCCGAGAGGGCCTAAAAAATACCATAAATACAAATATGCCAGAAAATAATCTACATAGTATCGACTACTCAACTAGGTTACTATACAAAGCAACTATGCATGAAGAAATATACAATTCAAATTTAGATTGGGATTTGAAATTATTTCTACAGAGTAAATTAGACAAATTCGGAGGAAACTTCAATAAGCTTATGGAAGACATCCTACAGTATTCTATTTTGCCCGAAGTCGAGGAATACGAAAATGCAGCGATAATTAGAGACTATTTAAAAAATATAGAGAATGAAAAGAGAAGCAACAGAGATCATCAAAGTAGTTAGGTTTATAATTGAAAACAAATTTGCAGACCCGGGTTGTAAAGAGCCAGACCACGTATTACTAGAAAGGTCTAAGATAGTTACTAGTTATGTAATAGGCCAGCTACTCCAAATGGATTTAGACTCGAAGTCTCTAGTAGAGTTAAGAGAAGAGATTAACTCACTAAAAAGTTAGAATTTCTCTGGTCCGGGAAATGTTGTATATTTGGTATATATAAAAATTGTAAAAATGAGAAACATTAAGCTAGTCACAATCCTATTGTTTATAGTAGGATCAATCCTATTTACAGGTTGTGTAATAAATAAAAGAAATAGTAGTTGTTTAAATCCTAAAAGTAGAGGATACAAATACACGCCTAGACTTCAAGGAAACCAAAAGTGGAACTACAAAAAATATATGGGCCCGAAAAGGAAACTGCAATGACAAGACAAGAAATGAAAGTAAATAAGGAAAGGATGTTTCTTAAAGAACTTATAGATAAGATGTTTGAGATAGCAGGCCATGATGTTAAGTTTGAAGATGTAGAAGGTAGGACTGATGAATGGTATCAACAATATACCATGACTGAAGAGCAGAATAAAGAGTGGAGAGAATGGGGAACTAAATATATTAAAAAGAAGAAACGCCACTATTCAAAAATAGCGTCTCGTGAAATGGCATGGCTTGATTTGTATTGTGGACTTAAAATTGAAAACAAATAAACTGTGGGTTGGATACTATATTATGGCACTATATGTGTATTAGGTATTGTTGCAGTTATAAAACATTTTAAAGCTAAAATTAAATAAGCTATGAAAGTAAATAGGGAAGATCTTAAGTGGTACATAGACAATGTTAAGTACAACTATCCTAATTCAACACCAGAAGAGTTTGCTGATCATCTTGCTAATTACATTGAGATGAACCCTGGTTGTATTGATGTGAATGGTAAAGCAAGACGTGGTAGATATTATTATTCAACTGTAGGTTACGGAGTATTCAGTTTATTTGGTGAGAAATACAGAGTGGGTAGGATTGAAATATTTGATAAAAAAACTGAATCAGGATATCAAATAGATGAAGGAATCTATAGCCTACCTCATGAAGTTGCAAAACAATTTGAAGACTTTATTGAATCAATTGAAACAGATCTACCAATTGAAATAAAGATAGGTTCACATGAATGGTGTGAAGAGGAATGCGCTAAGTCACTTGGCTTTACTGATAGTGATCAGATGAGAGAACCTGAGGTAATAAAAGAGTACCAAAGAAAAAAGAATGACGAGTTTGCTATGTCAAAAGGTTATAAAAATTGGGATGACTTAGTAGCTAATTCAAAATGGAAAAAGAAAAAAAATGAAGAATAAAATAATAAAGTTTTTTAAAGACATATTCTTAGGTTTTAAAATAGCAGAAGAACTTAAGAAGCATTCTCAATGGGGTAAATTTTAAGTTATGAAATTAGAAACATTTACTAAGATTGTAGAGACATTAAAGAATCAAAGTGAAGTAACTAATCAACTATACAAACTTAATATAGATTTAGTTGAGTTTGCAGATCCTTATGAATCAGTAATTACTATACTAATTAAAGAGATCTATGGCGCAGAAGGTTACGACTGGTTCAGTTGGTTTTGTTACGACTGTGATTTTGGTAGCAAATATAGTAAGGATGATCCTGGTGCATGGGATAAAGATGAGAGTCCTATTTGCTATGATTTAGAGTCACTTTGGAACCATTTAGAATCAGAATACAAAATATCGGCATAAGTTATTGATTTTCAACCATTTATATAAGTAATTGATTATCAACAAGTTATAACTTATTGATTTCCAATAAAAACTTTTGGAAAAGACTAAAATATATTTTTTTATGTCAAAAATATGTCTTAATTTTACTATGTAACAAATCAATAATGAATATGACTAAGAACAGAATGAACCTCAGACAGCTTGTAGCCTTCTTTAACTCTAAAAACCTCACAGCCAGTGCAAACTATTTCCAAGGTTGTGCCAAGGACAGTGTGACTCTTGACGGTTGGATTGAGGAAGACTTTGTGAAACGTCACGTTGGATACGGACAAACGTGGAAAGAAGTCCAAGCTAATGTTACTACTATTATGCAAGAAGAATTCAAATTCACCTTTGAAACACAAGATGATCAATTTGCTGCTGAGCTTACAGGATATATAGACTCCTATGACTGTGTAAGAATGGAAGTTAAAGATCCACAAGGTGGTTCGATCGACTTCCCTGTTAAGAACAGAGAATCCTATTACAGACTTCTGACTATTCATGGCAATAATATAGCTAAAGTCTATCCGACTGTTCATAACTACGATATCCAAGATTATCAATAACAATTAAAATTATATACTATGTGTAAGAATGAATTAGAAAAAATGGTCCGCATGAGCCAAGAAGAATACATGCAACAGAATCCTAATTATGAACCTATGTTTCCTAAAGATTGGGATGATGACAGTAAGTGGCCAGAGTTTAAGTATGACTACGACTCTTTTAGATCCACTCAAATTGCTATCGACCACCAACTAGAGGTTATGGCAGGTTGTTGGAATTAAGCAACTAGTCAGGTGGCGGAAATGGTGGAGCCTACCTAAGTGTCATGATTTCGTTAATGGTTATACAGGTTCGAATCCTGTCCTGACTGCAAATAAATTAAAAAAATAAAGGTTATGAATTACAAAATGAAATTGAGCGACTTAAAAGAAAAAGACGGACTTTACTACATTGCTGATATTGTAGATGTAGACGGTAGTCCTTGGGTTAGTAAAGAGTTTGCACTACAAACTTTAGATCTAGTGAATGCTGAAATGAATCAGCCGGTATTTGAAGACTTCGGAGAAGATCTATTCGATGATGAGTTCTAAAAAAAACTTATCTACTTTAAAGATAGATTTTTATATAACAAAAAAACGTCTTAATTTACATATATATTAAAAAACAACAAAAAAACAGTTATGCAAAATTCAAACACAAGAACTACAAGTTCAAATCGTCCGACTTCTTATGCCTCACTTACTTACATCCAAAAGGTGAGCAGGATCAACCGCAAACTCCGTCTTGGAGACATTACTAAAACAGCAGAAAACACTGGATTTTCAACAACCCATGTTTCTGATGTTGCAGCCGGTAAATATTTCAACGAGTCTATAGTAAATTCTCTATATGACATGACTCGTGGCCGCAAGTCTAATGTATACAGACTTTCTAGCTTGGGGGTTTAATAACCTCACCCATTATTGATTATTCGCCGGGAGATTTCTATCTCCTGGCTTTTTTATTATTAAAGATATTTATTATAGATGATAATCGAATGCGACTCGAGTATCTATAATAACTTATTAGCCCTTTGATCTTGCGTGCTGTCGCATAGCCGCTTGATTATTAGGGCTTTTTCTTTTTATGGCAATAGTTTATATACACAAAAGAAAAGATACAGGACAGATATTTTATGTAGGAATTGGAAAAAAAGAAAGTAGGGCGTATACAAATTGGGGAAGAAATAATTACTGGAAAGATTTAGTTGGTAAAATAGAATATTCTATAGAGATTATTAAAAATAATATTTCTTGGGAAGAAGCTTGTCAAATAGAAAAAGAATTAATAAAATCTATAGGTAGAAAAGATATGGGTTTAGGTCCTCTTGTTAATAAAACAAATGGGGGTGAGGGGATATCTGAATTGGCTCAACCTAAATGTATTTGTCCTCACTGTAATAAACAAGGTGTTGGACATGTTATGAAAAGATGGCATTTTGATAATTGTGCAAAAATATCTAAAAGAAAATGTCAAAATAGATTAATTTGTCCTCACTGCAATAAAGAAGGCGAGATTAGAAATATAAAAAGATGGCATTTTGATAATTGTCCAGAATTTACAGGAAAACCACGTGCAAAAGGTAAAAAAAGAAAACCTTATGCTAAAAGAAAAGAATGTACTCTCACTAATAAAAAAAGAAAACCCGGAAATATGTCTGACGAACAAAAGCGAAGCATATCAATGGCAATGAAAGGAGTCGCTCATAAAAAAGCAACGTGTCCTCACTGCCTAAAAGAAGGATCTAGATCAAATATGACACGTTGGCATTTCAATAATTGCAAGACTTTACATAACTAATTGATTATCAATACTTTATAACTGATTGGTTTTCAACCACTTATAACTAATTGGTTTTCAATCGAGAATTTTTAAAAAAAGACTAAAAAGATTTTTTTATTTGACTGGATTGTTGTAGATTTACATATAACAAATCAATAATGAACATGAACAAGATTATCAACACAGTCGGACTCGGAACTTGCAACTTTATCAGAGAACAGAAAGGATCTTACAGGATCGTGTATAAATGTCAGGCGGGTTTTTTTTCAATAGCTGAAGCAAAATATAACGATGACATCGCTAATGATCACGGACCTGCCCAACTGTTGTCTAGCTGGAAAAAAGGTTCACTTCAAACTATCCAATTCATGGCAGAAGGCACACAGCACTGGCTTACTGTATTCGCTAGAAAGGGTAAGAAGGTTGTCGTGATCGATGAGGAGATACTTAAAGGTCTTACTGTTGGTGTTATCAACTCTTATTGGATCGACACGAATCTGTATTCTCAAAAACAGTACGCTTATGTCAATGCTAAGAATTGGGCTTGTAAGGCATTCGTAATGAATGCCGCCTAATTTCCAACCAATTAATTAATCAATAAAATTATCAATATATGTTTAGAGAAGGAATTTACAGACGTTCAGATCTTATTGTACTTGAAGCAATCGAACAGGCTTGGGATGGCGATGAGCTAGTCGTGCACTCAGGAGATGAGAAAGTGTGGTTAACTCACCGTGAGAATCGTGCTTACAATGGAGACTATACACTTGAGACTTTATGTCAAGTTACTGGTAGGTGGAATCAAGAATCATTTTCGTTCAAAAAATAAAAAATAAAGTATGTTTCAAGCAAAAGAAATAGGTGCTCGTAGAAATTATAAAGACAGTAAAATAGGTAAGACTTTTGTTAGTCCAAAAGGTAGAGAGTATTCTTACTCTAAAGGATCTAGAGGAATAATCATACTTGAGTATCTTGGCATGAGGATGCAAATCAAGACTTCAGACTATAAAAAAACTGATATAGATATTTTGTTAGATTGTATGCAAAAAGAAAAAATTTAAATATAAAGTTATGACAGCACAAGAAAAAGCAATTCAATTAGTTGATTATTTTATGGATCTAAGCGAAGAGCAAGAGTATGATACACCAAGATATATGTCTAAAGAAATGGCAAAGCAATGTGCATTAGTAGCATGTAATGAAGTGTTAGGATATATGGGCACACATAGCGGATATGAATTTTGGACAGAAGTAAAACAAGAAATAGAAAAGTTATAATATGGATAATTTAGACAAAGCAAAGACAGCATACAACACTCTATTAAAAAGTGGAATGTTCTATGAGTTCTATCCTCAATTGACAGGTAATTGGGATGAGGACAAGGACTTTTGGTTCGAGGAATATATGGAACAAATGGAAAGAATGAATAACAGATAAAGATGGATGATAAGAAACTTGGATAGTAGAGTTTAAAGATATTTATATAAAAGATCAGGATGAAATTAAGACAACTACTCGAAGACCTTGCTCTAGAGTTAAACATGCCTAAGCCAGAAGATGCTTATAAGTTTGATAAGATAGCATCTAAGAATTTAGGGTACGGAGA